CACATTCGACAATTTGCCAATTGGTAGCACGGGTCAGGTTTTAACGGCTGACACTTCGGTGTCGCCTTACAAAGTAAAATGGGCAACGGCAGGTTCGGCAGGCTGGTCGGTTGTAAATCAATCAGCCATTGCATATAACAGAATCACAACAGCATCAGGTTATCTCAACGGAACTTGGATTATTGGTGGCGATGGTGGTGCATTAGCAACATCAACCGATGGTGCAACTTGGACATCAAGGACAAGTGGGACATCAAACACGATTCGAACTTTTGCTACATCAGGTTCAGTTTATGTTTTGGGCGCAGATAGTGCGATGATTCGATCCGCTACTGATCCGACTAGCACTTGGACAAACCGAACATCAAATTTGAATGGTTGGGTTTCACAAATTATATGGGACGGCGCAAAATTTATTGCTATTTCAACAGATAATGGCGCAGTAAATAAAGTTTCCACATCAACCGATGGCACAACTTGGACGGCGCGTTATACGGGCGCGCAAGCATTTTATGGCGTTGCCAATAACGGCACAAGCAATTATGTTGCGGTAGGTTATTCAAACGGGTCAGATTCCGTCTATATTACAAGCACAAACGGCACAAGCTGGACATTGACCACTGTTGCAAGTGGCGGAACGATGCTCGATGTTATCTGGAACGGCACAAATTTTGTGATTTTGGGCGTAGATCAGGGTGAAGAATTTTACAAAATTTATACATTGACAACAGGTGGAACTCTCACTCAAGTTGGAAAAATTGAAAGGGAATCTTGGGCAGCTAGTAGTCAAGGAAATTCTAGCAATCTGTTATGGGATGGAACGAATTATTGGATTACTACCGGTTTTGGAGAAGTCTATAAAGGCGGGTCAAATTATAGATTTCAAAAGTATTCAACGGGCTTTGAGCCATATCTTGACTCATTAAATCAACCTAAAATTGCTTACAATGCAGGGAATTATTTAGGCGCGGGTGGGTGGGGCATAATTATGTATGGAACGGAGCCAAGAGTATGACGACATTTCAATATGATGATGCAACGCAATCATTGATTTTTTACAAAGACGGCATTGAAGATGGCAGAGCAACACCATTTCCAGACAAAGAAGGCGCGCTTGAATGGGCGCAAATGGTTGCAGACAAAGAAAACGGTGTCGCGCAAGAAGATGAGGCCTCGCTCTCCTAGAAAAATCTTAATAGCTTCTGTATAAAAGTCGGGGATTCATAACTTCTTAATAGGAGAAAAATGGCTTCCTCAAACGCAATTACAGTCACATCAACAGGAGTTCTCATCATTGAAACCTATGGTGAGTTCCGCGATGTCCACCTTCGCAATGTTGGATCGCACGCGATGTATGTCGGTGGGCAAGGTGTGACAACTGCCAATGGTTTTAGTATCCCGAAAGATGCTTATATCAATTTCAGAATGGCACCAAAGTCGCAGTTGTATGCAATAACAAGCAACAATGAAACTGGCATTGCCTCGATGCTATTTATGGAGCCATAGAATGAACATAACCGATTGGGCAGGCTTTATTGTCGCCCTGATAAGCATAATTGGCTCAGTTGCCCTTGGAGTCAAATGGCTCGTTAAGCATTACCTAAACGAACTCAAGCCAAATGGGGGAAGTTCAATAAAGGACAAAGTGTCAGTCCTAGAGGATAAGGTTGACTTCTTAACCGACCTAGTGAAGCAGGCATTGAGAAAATAATGTGTTCGCAACTTGATAAGTTCCTAGAAGTGGCAGCAGGCGAAGTTGGCTACATCGAAGGCCCTGCCGATAATCAAACGAAATATCAAAAGACGAATCAGCCTTGGTGCGGTGCATTTGTCAATTGGGTTGCAAAACAGGCAGGTGTCAAAATCCCTGACTGCACCTACACACCGGCAGGGGCAAAGGCGTTCGCCGAGGCGAAGCGTTGGCAAGGTATTGCCGAGGCCGAGCCAATGCCAGGTGATTTAGTATTTTTCGACTTCCCGAATGATTCACTCGACCGCATCTCTCACATCGGCATCGTGGAGCAGGTCAAGGACAATGGAACTGTTGTCTGCATTGAGGGCAACACCGCCCCCGACACTAAGGGCGATCAACGCAATGGCGGGCAAGTTGCCCGTAAGATACGCGCCTACAAAGTAAAGAATCGTGGCAAACTCAAGCCATCTCTGCCAGTGTTCATCGTGGGCTTTGGCAGACCAAAGTTTAAGGAGTGCAAATGTTCGACAAAGACAAAGCAATCGCAATCGCTAACACCTACGCAAGAGCAGGAGCAGCCGCAGTCGCAGCTCTCTACCTTGCCGACCCATCGCGCCCTCTAAAAGATTATCTTGCCTGCTTTATTGCAGCAGTCATTGGCCCTGTGCTAAAAGCCATTGACCCAAAGGCGACAGAATTTGGTCGCGGAAGTAAGTAGAGAAATGAATCGGGGGAAGATTTTGGATGAGGCCAAACGCCTCACCGCAACGGATCGTCAAAGTATTTATGGCGACCCTTACATAAATCACAAACGCATCGCAGACCTGTGGAGTGTTTATCTTGAAACTGAGATAAGCCCTTCACAGGTCGCTTTGTGTTTATGCCTTGTCAAAATTGCTCGGCTGATAGAAACACCTGACCACCTAGATAGCATCATCGACTTGGCGGCTTACACCGCTATTTATGGGGAAATCAATGATTCAGAAAAATAACCTAGTGCTTGTGCCAACTAGAGGCAGGCCAAAGAATGCAGTTGAAGTCTTGCAAGCACATAGAGAGTTTTCTTGTCGCTCTGATTTGCTCTTTGTTGTGGACAAAGATGATGATGAGATAGTCAATTATCGAAGCTCGGTTGGCGTTGAATACATCCTAGAAATTGAAAATACCACACGGGGTATGGCTTATCCTGTCAATGTCGCTGCCAAGAAGTATGTCAATGAATATGACTTTTTCACTTTTATTGGCGATGACCATAGATTCAGAACGCCTGATTGGGATATTGCATTGAGTAGGGCGATAGGCAGCGCCCCTGGCGTGGCTTATGGCAATGACCTATTGCAAAGTGAGAACTTGCCAACTGCTGTGATGTTGTCAAAAGCCATTGTCAGCGCCCTTGGCGGGATGGTGCCACCGAAACTTCGCCACTTATATCTTGATAACTTTTGGAAGCGACTAGGTGAAGACCTTGGAAATCTTGTCTATGTGCCTCAAGTAATCATTGAGCATTGCCATCCACTAGCAGGCAAAGCCGAGTGGGATGAAGGCTATCGCTTGGTCAATGCCCGTGAGATGTATTCATTCGATGCCTTGGTCTATGATAATTACATCAAGAGCGAGGACTACCAAGTTCTCTTGCGAGATTTATCGAAATGAGAGCAGTTTCATTTTCTCTTTATGGCAATGATCCGCGCTACACCATCGGAGCTATCAAAAACGCAATCCTTGGCTCGCGTTATTTTCCTTTTGAGGATGGCTTCCGTTTAGTTTTCTATTGTGGACAAAGCGTTGAAGAATGGGTCATCAGCACCTTGAATCTTGTCAAAGGTGTAAAGATTGTCAGGATGAGTGAGGCAGAAGATAACACTGCAAGGCTTTGGCGTTATCTTGCTTTTGCTGACCCGCAGTTTGAAGTTGTCATCTGCCGTGATGCCGATGCTCGCCTCTCCTTCCGCGACCGAATCGCCCACGAAGAATGGGAGCAATCAGGTCTTGATTATCACATCATCAAAGACCATCCAATAGGTCACAACTATCCGATAAGCGCAGGAATGTTTGCCGGCAAGACCGCCAAGTTGCGCGATATGGCAGAACTTATTGCCGAAAATAACCCTGGCGACTTCTACACCACAGACCAAGCATTTCTTGAAACTGTGATTTACCCAAGGGTCAAGGATTCGGTTTTAATTCACGATCCGTTTTACAACACATTTATTGAGGGCAAATCAATTAGAACAGGCATTGCCTTTGATGCGCCAACTAAACTTTCCCACATTGGCGCAGCTCTTGATGAGAATGACCGCTTTATCTTTAGGATTGACCGAGAGGCTCAATTGGCAGAAGCCAACACTGAGAAATATAAATATGAGAGCGACAGGTGGGGGAAATGAAAATCCTGATAACAGGCGATGAAGGCTTTGTCGGCACTAACTTCAAGAAGCATCTTGATAAGAAGAACAACCAAATCACCGGCATTGACATAAAGAATGGGCGCGATGTCCGTGACTTCTTTGCCAAAGATGACACCAAGTTTGATGTGGTCATCCATCTCGCGGCCATTGTCGGTGGCCGTGCCACCATTGAAGGAAATCCTTTGGCAGTTGCCTCTGACCTTGCCATCGATGCCGACTTATTTCAATGGGCGCTTCGCACTCGCCCTGGTCATTTAGTTTATTTCTCATCCTCTGCTGCCTATCCGATTTTCTTGCAACGCGCTGAATACAAACAGAAGTTGAAAGAATGGGATATAAACCTTGACCACATTAGAACGCCTGATTTGACCTATGGATGGGCAAAGTTATCAGGCGAGAAACTTGCCTCTTATGCTCGCGCCGAAGGTTTGAACATCACCATCCTTCGCCCATTTTCAGGCTATGGCACGGATCAAAGCCTTGACTATCCATTCCCTTCATTTATCAAGAGAGGCAGAGAAAAAGAAGCGCCTTTTAATGTTTGGGGCAAAGGAACGCAGGTGCGCGACTTCATCCACATTGAGGACATTGTGAGAGCTACCTTTGAGGCAATAACAAACAAAGTTGAGGTTTCCAATCTTTGCTCAGGTAGAGCGACATCTTTCATTGAATTAGCAGAACTTGTGATGATGCAGGCAGGTTATTTGGCTGAAATAAAAACCAACCCGACTGCACCTGTTGGGGTTGCATATCGGGTTGGCGACACTCGCAAAATGCTCTCCTTCTATGAGCCTCGCATCTCTTTGGAAGAGGGCATTGACCGAGCCTTGAAGGGCATTTAGAACTCACGCTCCATC